ACGCCTGATTGTTTTGCCCATGCTCTTGCGGCTTCCCATTTGGCCATGTTTAATACTGCATGAGCTTGACTGTGTTTACTACGCCCTGCTTCTGCTAGGCTGGTTTGTTTTAGGGGTTTAACTTCGATAATTTCAGCGTGTGCTTTGCCGTTCTTATCAACATAGTTAATAAAAAAATCTGGTACGTATACAGTTTGTTTACCCGTAAACGGATTACGATATGGGATTTTTATAGCTTCACTTGACCAGTTTTGTACAGCAGGATTGTTATCGCAAAACTGCATAAATGCCCATTCCCAACTGCTACGGTACGTTGGAGTTTTATTTCCTATGTATTTTTCTGGGTTCTTGGGTACAAATTTACCCTGCACAAACTGTTTCATACTACAATATTTCTTTTCTCAAGTAGGTCAGTAGTATCGTCTCTTTTGTATCCAAGCGTAGATATTTTTTGTCTATTGTAATTCAACACTTGCGAAATGACCGCAGATATTTTAATATCTTCTAGCTTGCCCAATGTGTCTAAAAGAGTGAACACATTGACATTGTCTATCTTGGCCTGTTGCAGTAGTATGATTGCTGTTGAATTACTGGCCAAGTCGTCAAATCCACGTTTCTGAAAGAATCCTACAACTGCATCTATTTCTGCCGCAGGAAAAACTACTGGCTCAATAAAATACATGTCAAAGAAATGTTTGACTTCATCACTTGAGTCTGCGTTAATAATATTTAGGGGTAAGTTAGATATTGCCATTTATCACCTGTGTTTTAATTAATTGATATTGACTTTGTACTTCAGGTGCTCCGTTAACTACTTTGTCTAGGGTTTCAGTTTCATACTTTGCCTTAGCACCTGCACTTAAGGCATTCCATTTAGTGTTTATTTCAGTAAGGTTTCCAGCACCAATAGCTTTACCAAATACTGCGGTTCTAGCTAAAGAAGTTAGCGACCCAGGACGAGCATCGAAGAACGATTTTACCTTAGCGGCTGGCAGTGGACCAAGACCCTGTGTTATCTGTGTTTGATTGGCCGCTGTAAAATCGCCTTGACCTGTGCCACCGCTCTTGGGGAATAACACATTTGCAACACCGCTGACGTTAACTCCGGTTGCAGAACTTAATGCTCCGGTTAACAAATTAAATCCTTCTTGACGAATACCTTCTGATGTTAACTTTTTAGAGTTGTTGACTACTGCCGCGCCTTTGATCAATGTACCTAGCAAAGCGCCGGCACTACTAAATGCACTACCACTAGAAATGGCTCCGACGACGTCAACTGCGCCACCTAATATGCCACCTTGTCCGAACAGGCCAACCTTGCCACCGCCGAGCAATGATAACGGACTAGGACTCTTATCATAAAATTCTTTAGCAAAGCCATCTGGATTGCCGGTGCTAACTTGACCTTGTCCGTAGATTACAGCTTCATACATAATGCTCATTTTATTTGCAGATGTATCTTGTCCGTTGCTATTATCTAGGCTTTCGTGTTGCCAGCCAGTTATAATAGGATTGACTAGAGTAAAACTTTGATACTGCTGTTTGCTTAATTGAAATATTTGTATAGTACTAAAGAACGGAACTGATTGATCTCTATCAAGACCGTATCTATAAGTGTTAAATCCCCGAGTGTTATCCAATCGACTATAACCTGGAGGAACAGCTGACGAGCTTGAACCAGACGTATCAGAAGAGCCGCCAAATAACTTGGTTATGCCCGGAACTACGGTATTGGCTAACGACGAGAAAAATCCTGTAGCACCGGCACCACCTCCACCACTAGCAGTATTGTGACTTGAGTCTGCATAATAATATCCGTAGTAGAGACTCCATAATGCTGTAGTTACACCAAGATTGTCATCATGAAACGAAATATTAATTGGTTCGTATTCTATTTTTGTCTGCGTGGCACGTTTTCTATTATATTGTTGTGCAACATCTACTTGTATTTTAAATTTAGGCAAATCAATTGATTTAACTAACAAGCCAACAGTTCGTTGATGTTGTTCTTTAAAATTAGTACCGGCCAATGGCACATCATTAAAGTTAAAGACCACATGATAAAGGAATTTAGTCTTAGGTGCTAGTCTAAATGCACTAGTATTATATAATCTGGCCGCGTGGGCAAAGTCGCCAAGATTACCTTTTGGTCGAGAAAGGCCATTGCCTAAGTTATCTAAAAATCCGTCTAATATACCCATAGTAATATTTATCGATTAGAATAAAGTGGAGAGATAATAAAAAAGGACACCGAAGTGTCCTTTTAAAGCTCCCGGAATTAGTAGCTGTTAAGCACCACCAGTTACGAATGTGCCTAAGCTACGGCCGACTGCTGTTCCGACGCCTGTTCCTACTGGGCTTTGGATTGCATTATCATAACGAATAGCTAACTGGATAGTTACTGGTTCGTTATTTGCGTATGCTAGAGTTTGATAGTTTGCGTTCTTTACATAGCAACCATAGATTTCCCATGTTTCAAGAACGTTAGCTGTGTTAGCACCGTTACCACCGTCTAGAATTTCAATTCTAGTTGTGAATTTGTAATCGATACCAGAAGCCGCAGAACTTTGCTCATAAAAATCAAATTGTTTCTGTAGTTGTTCGCCAACAAGCTTCTGCACTTGACCTGTAACATCATCACGTAAGTTAATAGTGATGTCGTTCCAAGTGTGCTTGCCTGCTAGACGTACTGTTGAGTTATAAACATGAATATCTACATCAGCAAAATCCAATGTTGGTCTTGTGATGTCGACAACTTGCTTTGTTAGCTCAGTTGTTGGTGTTGATACGCCAAAGTTTTCTAGTGATACTCTAAAACGATATTGCAGTTTAGGCATCAACAAGCCTTGAGTGCTTGCTGATTGATCACTTACTAAGGGTACTGTTAGTTTGCTTAATGTTGAAATAGACATTTGTTGTCTCCCTTATTTGTATTTATTAATTGCCTAACCCTGCAATCTCGCCAGTGTTTTTCAAGCGCACTGGAATGTAAATAAATTCCACTGCTTTTACTGGTTCAATAGCAATGTCTACGTGTAGTTCGCTACGATCAATTCTGTTAGGTGTGTTGTTACTTTCGTCACAAACAACTAAGAAGTCGTATAGAGCACGTTGACCGACTAGTTCTAACAATAGGCTTTCAACCTGTTGTTTGATTTCGTCACGTGTGATCTTATCGTTAGGTTCAAAGATATAAGGTTTAGCTAGCTTGTTCAACTGGTTACGTAGGAAAATTACCAAACGTGCTACGTTGATACGATCTAAAGCACTTGCGCCTTTAGCACGAGTCTTCTGACCAAAGTTAACTAGACCAGCACCTGTAAAGTATGTAATTGGATTAACTTTTACATTATACAATGTGTCACGTTGTCCGTCATTTAGTGCAACTGATTTGAACTCGCCTTCGTTTGTAACATAACCAACTGCTGTTGCGTTTGTAACATTACCACGACGTGTTCCTGCTGGAGCAAACCATGGATAAGCAACTTGGTCGTTTAGAGCAATAGTTCTTAAGATCATGTGGCTTGGAGGAACTGCAATGTTCTTTCCAAAGTTGTCACTTGTAAAGCCCCATGGATAAAATACACCTAGGTATTCATCAAAACTAACTAGACCGTTGTCGTTGTCTTCTAATGCACCCATTAGGTTAGTACCCCAGTTGTTTAGGTTAGTAGCACTTGGCTCTAATCTAGCTGGAGTATCACCAACAACAAATGCTGTTAGTCCACGATCGTAGTTTAGGTTAACTAGTTCGCCAATTAGCTCAGGATATCCTGGGCAAGCTAACAAGTTAAAACTGTTACGTTCTGTATCACGAATTTCTTCGTTGTTATTGACCACGTGTTGTAGACTTTGAATGATAACTTTACGCTGTGCGTGACGACCAAAGGAACCACTTCCGTCTGTTTGGTTTGCACTTTCTGTGACCCAACGATCAGCAAAATATTCAGTCATTGTTTCGCCATCGCCTGCGCCAAAACGTCTGTTAATTGCTGTTTGATCGATGTAGTTACGAACATAACGCTTGACGTTAAATCCGCTACGACGAGTATTCCATAACAACATACCTTCTGGGTATAGTGCAGGATCTGGACAGTCAAAGTCAACAAAGTCGCTTTCTAATAATGCTGTAATTGATGCTGGCATGTCAAGATCGCCAGCTGTTGACCAACGTGCGTCAGCAAACACAATACCGTTTTCTGTTGTTTGATCAGTTACATCGATTAGATCCCAACGCTTAAAGCTATTGTTCCAACGCTTTAATAATGGATAGTGTTCTAGATCACTAGTATCAACCCATAGATCAAGATCGGATGGATCAGCTGGAGCTGTTGGGCTAACTGTTGGTCCGTCTGCATTGGTGTTTTCTGTTGGAACATAATTTAAATAACCAACCCAATCTGTACCATTGTTGATCATAATATCAACTTCGTCTACTACAGAGCTATACCATAATTTGCCATCTGCTGTTTTAGTAGTTGGCGCAGTATCGCTAATGAAGTACATGATACCAACTGGTATGTTACTCCATGATGTAGTTGTGTCTCTATATTTTACTACGAAATATCCTTCTGGAGTATCATCATACTGTACATATACTGTGTTAACTTTAATGCCTGAACCTGTATAATTACGGTTAGCATCAGAAGTAGGATCTCCTGCAGGATTTATTAGAGTATAGTTTAGTGGATCAAGAGCCTTGTTTGCCACTTGATCATTGGCATACACTGGAGCAGTTAATTGTTCCCATAAACGTGTTGCACTGTTATAGACCTTAACACGCCATCTTGCACCAGCATTTGGCTCAGTAGTTTTGATCCATACAGAACCTGTTGGACGATTATCTAAAGAAGCCTTGTATTGTGGAACTTGTGTATGCTTGCTGATCTGTAGTTTAGGTGCCATGTATTCTTGGGCTATAATACCAAGTGCTCCTAGTAGATTGCCCCCACCAGATTGACTAATTGTTAAACTGTCAGTACTTGCACTAACTGTAAAAATTTCTAGTTTATTAGCTGAATTTTTTCTAGCGCCAAATGGACCTTCTGCATTATTAATATCAGTAACTAGACCGTCTACAGTAGTACCAGATGTTGCAAATTGTACACCATTGATGGTAAGTGTTGTTGTTGGTAGGCCAGTTGTTGTTCCGCTGGTTTGACTGATTGTAGGCCATGCTCTTACCCAAGCATCTGATCCAATAACTACCCATGCGCCGTTGCCTTCTGGAGGTATACCGTTTGCATCGTATGCGCTCTTGTAGTAAATTTCAACATATTCATCGTCTAAGGCCAGTCCATATGAGCCTGCGGCTGCGTTATTATCGAGTATGTCTAGATATACTGTTGGAACTTGATTGGTAAATGACTGGCCGCCAGCTGTTGCTGAACGTCCGTCCCACTGGAAAATACCATAAGTTGAGCTGGCAGTATCTAACCAGAAAGTACCATCTTCTGGTTCTCCGCCTGGGGCTTGTGCTCGTGCTTCTAGTTCGTTTAGGTCAATATCTGCACGAACAACTAGTGCAGAGTTACTTATTCCTAAGAATGAATATGCGGCTTGTAGACCGTATTCGTTTAGTTCACCAGCATGAATTGGATTGTTGTTTGTATCTTTCTTGAATACTGGATCGCCGAATGTTTCAGCGAGTTCACGCTGACTTGTAATTGTATATACTGTACCTGTTTTCGACGCTGTAGTTCCTAATGCTGTACCGGACCCCGATGATGGTGTCTTGTCTGCACCTGTTGCCACAATGAATAGTGGACGAGTGCCTGGTTCAGCTGTTGTGTAAAAACTTTCGTCGATTACAGAAACCTGTACGCCTGGTGATATTAAAGCCATTTTTATGGTCTCCTTCTTACTGTTAATATTTAGCAGGTATTTGGTAAAACAGCTACTTATAAGTCGAAGAAAAGGGCAGAAAAAGGGCTAGTATAAATATATGATGCGACCACTATGCAATATATGTAAAGAACGGCCTTGTGCAGTCAACTACTACAAGGACAAGAAGCCTTTCTATAGAACCAAATGCGATGGATGTGCTAGAGGCACAACTCCTAGTCAGCCACGATGGTATCAACTAGGCTATCGTAAGAAAGATGCCTGTGAGAAATGCGGATATAAGAGCCGACACTCTGAGCAGTTCAATGTGTTTCACATAGACGGCGATCTTAACAACTGCCGTCCTGCAAATCTCAAGACAGTGTGTGCAAACTGTCAGCGAGTCCTACATAAAGAGGGCGTTCGTTGGCGTCAAGGTGATTTGGTACCAGATTTCTAACCTGGAGATATAGGTCATCTATAGTGGCATTATTATCTAAGATATGATCAAACTTAGTGCCTACCCA